AACTCAGCCTGATCCTTTGATGCTGGCCAACCGTTTGCACTTGTCTCCATTTACGCCTCAGGATTATGTGCAGCTAGTGCTGACTCAGCTTGTGCCTGAGTGCAATCACCACTAATTACTAATTTATCCTCAAGTTGATATAAATCAAATCCAGTTTCATTATTGAAGATTTCTGCGTTTAGTGGTTTTGCTGGCATATCAAATAAATGTTGCATTTATGCTCCTAAGTAAGATACGGAAAAGCGGCAATAAGTATTAATTGAGCTAGAGAGATTTATTTGTATGGCAATTTCAATATAGTCAGCCACCGCACAATTTAGCGTCACCGACCCATTTATACCAGTGGTGTTTCCAGCGTGATACCCACGCACTAATTCACCTGATTCTAGGCCGCCAGTAACCGCCGTACCATTTTGATACACTCTTATTAAGGAATAATCAACACCGCTAGCTAATCTTGTATAAGCATTAACTAAATATTTTCCAGCGTATCCAGTTGGAACTGTTATTCTTGAAGTATTTGTTGAGTTGTCGTGCATTGTGTTTGTGTCGTAGTTTTCGTTTGTAAAGTTTTGAATAAGAGGCACATTTGCCGTGTAAGTAACGCTGCCGCCTGCGTTATAGACTGAACATCCAACCGCAGTTGGCCATGCTGGTGTTGCCCATTTCAAACCAGTAGCCGTTGTTGAATCAGCCGTCAAAACTTGAGCATTAGTTCCTACCGCCAGGCGGGCTGGGGTGTTGTCGGCAGTTGCTGAAATGATGTCGCCCTTGGCATCAACAATTGAATTTTGGATGGCATTTGGATCATCAAGAGAAACCCAAGCTGCTCCCGTGTAAATCTCAACCACATTAGTGTCTTGAAGGTAACTGACTAAGCCTTCCGCCAATACTGCTGAAAGGGCACTGGTGCGCGCTGCTGAGTTAGCAAACACCATAACGGTCTGAAGCATCAAATAATCATTGACCTGGGCAGCCGTGAGCACATCCCCGGTTACAAATAGTTTATAGCCTGCTGCTGGCATTTATCTCATCTCCTTAGTAACTCAAAACACTCTCGTCAAGAATACCTGACAAAGTGCTATCTAGAATGAACCCATCAATTATGGGTTCAAGTGTCGTCATTTTTACTCGCCAAAAATTTGGCGTGATTTCCATGTGCTTTCCAAAGACTTGAAGGGTCTTGGTTAGTGTTGTTCCGCCTGGTTGATTTGTTGTAATTGTTACCGGGTCAAAAAAATCAAGGTCAAGGGCTGCAATTATCCCTGCATCATAATTGGCCGTGTATAGATCCAATTGGATTTCATCACATCTCACGGTTGTCTCAGCTCTTGAAGCGACATAACTCCGGGCATAGTTAAGTGCCTCGGCCGTGGTCTGCATCAATAGATTTTGCTGGTTGTAAGAGTGCAAGAAATACTTGGCAATACTCGCAGCATTGGAGGCGGTCTGAGTGGCCAAGCCTGTCGCAGTAATGTTGGCTTCATTGTAAACAAGGGTGTCATTTGTTACCCACATAGCATTGAAATAATCAATTGGTGTGCCATCATCATTGAACACAACGGGTGTTGCTGCAACACTTGATGCCGTCAAATTTCTATCTTGAAAAACAAAACTGCCGGCCGCATCAACATAAAATGCACCAAATTCAGTTGTCTCAATTGTCTGACAAGCTTGAAGCGCGGTGCGGGCCGTGCCGGGATCTGCTTGAACCGTGGTGAGGCCAGGGTCAACATCCCGCATTGTTAAGGGCCAACCGATTTGGTCAAGAATGTTATTAATACGGGCCCCGGTTAACTGACCCGCGCTTGTTCCTGCAACGGTCGAAATCTGAGCATTTTGAACCAATCGCATGGCATCAACGGCCTGGATTGTCGTGTAAACGACATCCCCAACGGCAGATTGTGGAGTTGTCGTAGTGTAAGAAGTTATGAAACCACTAAAGACGGGATAAGTGACACCAAGAAATGTCGCAGTGATTTGCACTTTTTTCATTGGCGTGAGGAGGTTGTAATAAGGCCCGGCAGCATTCATAGGATTGAAATCACCATTTTGGTCAACAATGCGCAATGAGAGTGTTCCCGTTTGAAATTGGTCTGCCTGGGCGTTTCTTCCACGGCGGGTGCTGATTGAATCAACCACATTGGAAACATCAACAATGACTGAAGCTGCATCAGCAAGAATGTTCGTGCCAAGAATGCCTTGATCTAAAATAAAGGCCTGGGCAAAACTTGGGCCAGTGCTGAAATTTATGTAGCAATTAATGACTGGCATTGTCATGCTGGCAACGCCCCTGCATAAGTAGTCAGATAACCACGGCGGGCAATTTCGTTCATTGCATTTTGTACGGCATCAACAATCACATTTTCATCGGCCATGGAAGGCCCTGTGTTGACATTAATTGTGACCCCGGCCGGCAATTGGTTGCCAGTGCCATTTGTGCCCAGGCCTGAAGTTGATGGAATGGATGGAGTAATGTTTGTACCGTCAGCAGTAATGCCTAAAGATGCGTTGGTTGCTCCCACGAATGGCACATATCCACCAAGCTCGGCTTTTGCGCTAGGAGTTAAAGAGGCAACGGCTGAAGCTGCGGAACCCTTGAAAGTAGCAAAATAAGTTGCAAGATTGGTAAGCGAACCGGCCGCACCTGCCGCAGATCTAGCAAGATTATTTAACGCCGTGGTTGCTTCCACTTCTTGTTTTAATTTATCCGCTTGGGCCTTAACCAAGGCATCATTAGCAGCTTGAGCAGTTTTACCAGTCTCATCAAGAATGGCAATCTGAGCGCGAATGCGTGCCTTTGTCTCTTCATCAGTAGCTTGATTCAAGGCCACATTCAGGCCAATGCGCTCTAAGTCAAATTTTTTCTTGAGCTCGTCTAAAGCGGCCTGATCCTTCTTCATTTGCGCTTCTTCTTTTGTAGCCTTGTTCTTGGCTGCAAGCATTGCTAATTCTTCTCTTTTTTGTGCTGCTAGTTTTTTATTGTAAGCAACCGCAGCAGCGCGTTCACCAGGGCTTTGTTGTGCTGCACCGTAGTTAGTCGCGGGCTTGTTCATCGGAATTAAGCCATATTTCAAATCAACTCCGGCAAAAAGTGACTTCATGCGTGAAGGTGAAATAAGAGTTGCTATGCCTTGAGCAAGCAAATCAATCTTGTCAATTGCTTTGTCAAGGTTTCCATCTCCGGCGATTGTGGCAAATGCATCAACTAAGGCTCCGCCAATAGTCTCTGAAGCATTAGCGGCAGCAACCTCAAGTTTGTCTAATTTGCCCGCGTAAGTAGCAGCAGCCGCAGCAGCTTGACCTTTGCTGATTTCTGTTATCTTGGCCAAGATTTCTTCAAATGACATAGCAGTCAATTGGGCTTTGGTTAAACCTAAGCCATATTTTTGCAGCCCCTTAGTGTTTCCCGCATATGCACGGCCAAGGTCGCTGGCAACTGAAACAACGCTTTCCCCACTTTGTGCACTTAGGTCAAGGGCAGTTTTCAACAAATCTTGAGACTTAGTCAAATTTCCAGTAGTGGTGAGCAATTTCTGATAAGCCGGCCTCAAAAAATCATCAAGCACGCCGTATTGCTTTTCTAAGTCACCTATAAAAGTTTTAACTGATGGATCAGCAAATGCAAGGCCCAAATTGCTAAGGGTGCGGGATAAGACTCTCGCGGCTTTATCATCGGCGATAAATGCCTGAACGGAAGCTTTACCAAATGCCACAACTTTTTGCGTTGAGAAAACTGCTGCAAAACTTTTTCCCAAGTCTCGAACGGTTTTATCAAATCCGACTATATGTTTTTTGGCTTTGTTTAAACCCTTTGGGTCATACCGTGTGGTTGCGCTGACTAATAAATTTGGCATTATGAGGCCAACCGATAACCGGATTGAGTACCCGCACCGCCGGAGGCATTGAATATCTTGACCGCTTTATCAATGGCAGTCGTCACGGCCAAGGTTGCCTTGCCTTGGTCTTGTTCCCAAGCCTTAAATATCAAACGGCCGCGCTCTTTGTCTTTACCGTATAGGCCGCCCATGGCTCCAATGAATAATTCACCGGCCCTTGGGTTGTTAGATCTACCTTGTTGACCGGATTGAACACGGCCCGCAGTCTCATAAATTGCTCCGGCTGCTGAATTGTTGCGCACATAATACTGAGCACGATAGCCCTGACGATTTTGAATGCTTTTTCCTTGACGGTACACAATGCCGGCCTTGACTTCAGCAGTGTCGAAAAGAGGAAACTTGCGCACGCGGCCACTGGTGTTGAATACGGCTTGGCTCTGTACCTTGCCGCGCTTTTCCCATCCTGAAAGATATGTCGGGAATCCCTGGGGCACATCCCCACGCGCTTTATCACGAATCGTTATCATTGCAGCTTTGATTTCAATGTTCATTTGCTTGGTCAAGTCTCTATCAAATTTGCGCATTGCTTTCAAAGTAGGTTCAACGCCGGTGATGTTTAGTGGCACGGGCCCTCTCCTTCGCTCTGTCGTTTAGTACCTGAAGCACGGCTTTGAACATTCTTTCATCAAGATCTAAAACTTCATTGGGGCTTATTTTAAGCTCCACCGCTAGTGAGGCCACTAGGTAGGTGAAACTTCCCCGGTCTATTTTTTTTCGGGCTCGTCATCCATAACTTCAACCGCAATCAAGGTTCCTAACCATTCTTCACCGAATGGCGGAATGACCTCTACACGGGAAAGCGCGTTATGCGCTAACCAATAGATGTCACTCTGTTTTTCCTCGTCACGAAATTGCTTATGAATTCCCTTGCCTGTGAACTTTTCAAACGCATATTCAACCACGGGGGTGATTGGAACAATCACATCCCCTGAGGCCCTGGTGATTTTCAAGCGTGCCATTTTTACTCCTTAGAATGCCACTGATGTTGAAACAGTGACTGTTGTGTTTACTGTAAACGAAATTGAAGATGCAGCTTCATCGCCAACGCCGCCTGAACCTACTGGGGTCAGGTTGTTGACAAAGATTGAAAACTGATATGTCGGATTTGTTGCGCTTACTGCGGTTCCTTTAACTGTAATCATTGAAACTGCCAAAGTAGTTGCAAATGCCGCATTGAGTGTTGTCATAACCTGAGATGCTGCCCAGTCATTGAAAAAATCAATTTGTAGCGTTGCGGATTGCAATCCACCAACTACCTTATGAGAAAGATCGCCCATTGTTGTGACATCCAGCTCATCTACGATTTGCGTTAAAGTAATTGCACTCACATAACTTGAGATGTCAATTGATGGAACTGTTGGCGCGGCTGCGGTTGCAAGTTTCACGCCAACATTGTTATTTAAATAGATTGCCATGTGTTATTCCTCTGTTTCTGTTGTCGTTGGCTTAGCAGCCTTTGTATCCTTGATCTGACCGACTTTGACAAGCCAAGCCAAATTCTCTGCGTTTGTTTCGCTCATTTTATCTCCTATGACCAAGTGGTGAGAACTGTGATACTGAAATCCGATGTGAGCATGGGCCCACTCGGTGCATCCAACACTGAAGGAGCTGATGCACCGGTTATGTTGAACACTAATGTTGATGAGGCCAATTTGTTAAACACGGCCACAATCGTGCTTTCAATGCCGTTCAAATTTCCCTGGTTATCGAGATACGGCACGGTCATGACAATTTTGAAGTTTGCCATGCATGAGATTGAAGCCTGTGAGTTATTTGACGGAACTAAATAAGGGTCACTGGGCGCAACTATCACTGAGTTGGCAAGAATTACTGGGGGCGGGAAGCTGAAGGTTGACCACACACCGGCATTGGCTAAAGCCGTTGCTATCGTTGTGCGAAGTGTTGTCAGTGCGACTGGTGGCATCTTTCATCCAACCATTGCGCCTGGGCTAAGGTACGGCGCAAGCAAGCCGCGAATTGATGCCATTAATGTGTTTGACATTCTAAATGGGCTTGGAGCGTATCCATCAACGCCCATTCCGCCGTTCTGCGTAGCTTGTCGGGATTGCCAAATGTTTGTTGCCAATATCATTGAGGCTGAACGAATTGCTGCGGTGTTGGCATAAGAAGCAGTTTTATGATCAGGGCCAGTCATCGTTCCATAAGGTAGAACAAGGTGTATCAATTCATCGGTTCCAGTGCTTGCGTATTGAATGTATTGGTATCCAAGCGGGAACACCCAACGGCTTGGAAGATAAGGGGCACTCACTGAAGTTGGATAAGGGCTTGTGCTAGTGATTGTTTTTGCGCCATTAAATCCTGCACCGCAACCGCTAATTGTTACAACTTGACCAACTACAAATTGACCAGGGTTTGCAATGATTGCCGTTGCCACATTTGCTGAACGCCCAGTTGCAACAATTGGTGCAGTGTTAAACCAAAGAAATGAGTTGATGAGATCTTCAGCAGTTTGAGCACATTCTTCAACCGTAGCATCTGAATAGAGCGTGCCAATTCCCAGTGAATCGCGTAATTCTTGCATAGTCACATATGTTGCGGCCATCATCATTCCTTTCTTTGATAAGGCTTACAGGGCCAGGGCCTCCTAGCCCTGTAAGCGGCTTAGGGTTTTATCAGGTTAGGTTATAGCGTTGCAGACCACCGGAAACAAGTGTCTTTGTCGCAAAATAACCATAGAGCATTGTGGAAATTTCACCAGTCGCAACAACATTGACGGATAGTGTCAACTTTGGTGATTCGTAAATTGCAATGCTCATTGGGTTAACAATAAACGCTGCATCATCAATTGTGGTTGAAACCATGTTTTGGTCAACCCATAGATCCAAGCCCATCATGTCGCCGCGCAATCCGCGTGGTGTTGATTGGCCATTGGCGTTCATTGGTGAAGCTGCATTGAAAATGCTGCGACCAGTTGTGTCTAGGCTTCCGATTAGGAGTGACCATACTGATGTTCCAGCGATAAATGCAGTTGCAGTTTCTCCGCTTGCTGCATAAACGGCTGGTGCAGCTTGTGCAACATATGCCTGAAGTCCAGCAATTGTTGCGGCTTGTGCAGTTGACTGCGTTCCACCTGAAACGATTTCTGCAATTACTGCTGCATCAGATGCCTTAGCGTAAGCTCTTAAACAATTCTCATACATCGCGGAATAAAAGCTTGGATCTGATCTGTCAAGCAACTCTGTTGAATAAATCTGAGTGCCCGCTAGTTTTACAACGGTAGCATTTACATAACTAGAAACAATCTGAGTTGCAGCAGTTGATGCACCTTCAGCAACTGTTCCGATTGTCGCATTCGTTGTGATTTTTGGATGTGAAATTGTCATGCCTGATGGTGCAAGTGCGCGTGCTCCACCTAGTGCGTCAATTGTTGGTCGTGACATAACTGATGTATCAATAACGCTTGAAACATATTGTGTCGGAGAAAATGCCGGATTAGTCGTGAAGCTATCGTTAGCTGCTTCAATTTTTCTAGCTTGTGCATCTGCTGCACGGATATAATCGCGTGAAGTATCATCACCCATTTTGGCTTTGATTGCGTGCTCAAGATATTGCGCTTGGGTCTTAATTGGTGAGCGAACTTCGCCAACAATATAAGATGCTGAAACAACTGGGCGTGAGGCATCCACAACGGGAGCCTCTGCCGCAGTTTCTGGGGCTGTATTATCTGGGGCTGTCGTCATGACATCCTCACTCTCTGTCTCGGTTTCGACCTCCACAATTGTTGTGTTGATCGTAGTTGTTTTCGTACTGGTAGAACTTGCCGCTTCGATTTCGGCTTGGCTTGCGGCAACGCTGGTGACAATCGCATTTTCAAATGCGGGCGACTCAACAAGGCTGACTTCAATAAGCCTTGCGCTAGTTACTAAAAGATAATCATCATTTGGCAGTGATGCGATTACTTCAACACCGACTGACAAGCCTGAAACCAAATCTTCAGCAGCTAGAGTCAAATAATCTGTTCCCTTACTGCTGCTAGAAATCTTAAACGAACCATAAATGAATTCGCCTTCATTGCTAAAAGATTGAGCACGGCCGATCGGATTATTTGGCTCATGTTGCGCAAGCAACTTAATGCGGCCAGGTGACGGAATTTGGATTGATCCGTGCTCAAAAACAACGGCCCCAACTGAAGTGTGGCCAACTGCTCCATACTCCATGATTTTGCCTGAGATAACCCGGCGTTCAGTATCGGCCGCCTGGATTGGCGTGCTAAAGGTTAGCTTCATGATGCATCTCCATTCGGTGATAAGTTTTCCATTGCTTTTGCTTGGTCTAAAGTAATTAATTCGAGTGTGAGCATTTTTTCAATGACTGCAAGGCGTGCACCTGCATCAGCACGCAAAAATGTTTCATCAGAATTAAAGCGCACGACATTTTGTGAACTGGTAATGTCATTCA